GCGCCTTCAGGGACTCGAACCCTGGACAAATAGATTAAGAGGAAAAATAGCCTTAAATATCTGATTACGATACTTTTTTACCTGATAGACAAGTTTATTTATATTTCTTATTTATGTTATCAATGTGTGCTTTTTTTTGTTCCTTTGATACATTTGTGTACGGTAATAACTTTTCGTATATGGTATTTATTTGTTCCTGGGACAGTAAGTCAATGTGCGGTTCTTTCAAAAAATTGCGTAGTTGACTCATATCGAATACATATGTGTTGTTATCAGGCAATGATACCTTTTTAATTGTTGCTCTGTTGAACACAATTATAGATTTAAAGTAATTTTCTGGTATAGATGATAGTGTATTGCTCAAATATTTTATGTGAGTTTTATTTTGCCAGATTGGGTTGTAAAAGAAATACTTATTTTTGTTTAATGTTTGGCACCATTTTTTTCTGTATGCATCTCCAAATATCCAACCTTTATAATTTTTATTTTCTATAACCCAGATTCCCTTTTCTGTGATTGCGACAATATCAATTTCTGTTGTTTCACCATTTGTTTTTGGTATGTAACAGTTATATATGATTTTATGAGGATATTTTACTAATTCAAACTGGCGTGATGTTTTATATTCTCCCAGTGCTCCATCGTCAGTTAGGATTTTCCATAGTCCTTCTTTGTGGCTTTTGCCATAATCGGTTTTTCTGTATGCTACGCTTCCCCAGATGTATATGATCAGTAGGCCTATTACAAAGCATATTATACTTGTCGATGTATTCATAAATATATTCCTCCCATGATTCTCCAATTTTTATTTATTTTTTTTAGCCAGTCCTTGAAGATGATAATTCTTCCCCTTCTACCCTCTGTGACGTTATTTCTGGGATATCCAGAAGCTTTTTCGTGGCTTGTTGAATTGCTGGGTCTGCTTTTCTGTAGGCCATGATGATGCTATTTTCCTCTTTTGAAAGTTCTGTACATTCTTTTCCAAAGATAATGTATTCCGCAGTCGTTGCGAATATATCGCACATCGCAATCACCTGTTCAACCGTCGGTTTTGCTTTTTCATTTTTCCAGTCTGTAAGTGGGCTTTTCTTTAACCCTAATAAAGCTCCAAATTCTTTGCCATTTAAACCTTTTTTTTCGCATAAGTCTTTAATTCTATTGTACATAGTCATCCTTTCAATAATTGCGAAAATTACGCAATTCTCTATTGACATTGCGATATTTTCGCATTATAATTAAAATATAAAAAGTGATACCTTTTCACTTTATTAATATTTAATTTTACCATGTATCTATCAAAAAGACAATCGTATTTGTGCAAGGTTACTATGCCGGGCCGTGCGAAAAAAAAGGAGGAAAATGCATGGAAACCTTAAAAGAGTATCGTTATAAGATTGTTCGAGAAGACCTTTTGACCGGAGAACAGGCAAAGCGTGGGCGGGTAATACTCCGCTGGGAGCCGCTGGACGTTGGCGGCCTGTATATGCATCTGTATGGCAAATCCGGGGCATATCGTGTTTTAGCTTGCATCAGTGAGGAGGAGGTCGAGTTATGACAATGTTAAATAAGATTTATGGATTTACAGATTATCATATCTTTGATAATGGTTCTTGGATGATTGAACAGTGTGTAGATGATGGATTGCGTTATACCTGTAATATCCTCCGTGATGGCACTGTGTGTGTCTTTGTTGAGACTACGGACAAATTCCCGAGGTTGGTCACTTCCTATAAGTATAAAGAGGAGTTGGTTTAAATGATAAAAGTACCAAAAAATAACGCCAAATCCGTCCGCATGTCAGATACAGTTTTAAAATATGTTGAATCTCAGGATGGTGAGGGATTTAATCAGAAATTTGAAAATATGGTCCTATTCGCCATGAAGACCGAACAGGACCGAAAAGACCGGATAGCCTTTCTGGATGCCGAAATATCCCGCAAGCGTGATATCCTGCAAAGTCTCCAGGCGATGGATAATAAGCTCGTCTGGATCAAGCGGGCACTGAACAGTTTGGGTGACCAGGTGTCCGGCCTGGTTGATGATGTGTAACTCATTTATCCCGCTGCGACGTCGGTTGCCGGCATCCTGGTGAGATACAAGATAGTATGTAACTCATTTATCAACCTGGCCTCCGGCTCCAGCTCCCCGATTTGAGATACAAAGTTGTAAATGCACGTGCACCCGTGCTTTACATAGATTTAAGTAACTAATGTGTGGCCGGGGCACCAACACCGCCCTGGCAGTCCCTAAAAACCTTAATCCTACCTTGCAACAAAGCAATCTTTATCCGCCGTAACCTTGAGGCGCTCTCCCCCTTTTTCCTTGGGCGTTGGCGCGTAAGCGCTATAAACCAGCGTCCCGCTTTTTGGGCACCCGGGCGCCGGGTCCCATGGGGCGGTGGGGCGCCGGGTGAGCGGTCGGGGCCATCATGCAGTGCACTGGGTGACGTAGTAGTGGTTGAGGCAAACAATTAAAAGGGGGATTTTATGTATATCAGTGTTTATAACATGTACATCCTGTTTGACAAGCTGTCTGCTTTATCAAACGTCCGCTTTTTTGCTCTTTTATTTACGGCTGTTGCTTTGTTTTTTTATTATGTCTGGTATAACATGTAATCCGCCTGTTTATAGGCTGGCGGTTTATATAGATAACAAATTATTATGTTTTGACTGTCTTGCTTATATGTAGGACAGCAGAGAGGAGAAAAAATGAACACACAAAGAATTTTGTTACTGTACGCTGGGGAATACGATATGAAGGCTAAGGATACCGGAGAGATCGTAAAGGGCTGTACATTTAAGTATCTTTTTTTTGGTGAAAAAGGTGAACTGTTAAAATCTCATTATGATCAGGTAGGAGGAGTTGGTTATCAGCCCGCCAAATGTACTGTTGATTTTGACAAAAGAAGTCAGGTTGTATCTGCTCCGGCAATTTATGATGCAGAGTTTATCATGAAGGTTGGTAGTGATGGCAAACCCGTCCTGGTTGTTGATACGTTGCATTATCTTTGTGATGCAACCTTTGGTATGCTTGAAAAGAAATAGGTGGTATATATGCAGGAACAGGTAGAAACGATTGAGACTACTGGCTATTTACCGCAATTTGATTCCCTTCATCAGGATTTGATTGGTATTCAGGGATCGCTCACTGATATACAATCTGCCCTGGCGGAAACGCCATATACAGATGTTTTTACGCTGATACAAGAAAAGCTGGAATTGATCGACGGGAAACTGGTTGAACCTGTCTTAGTAGAAGATATGTTATGTGTCCCTGTCTATCAGCAATTGCAGTCAGAAGAAAGTGGTGGTACTGATGAAAGTGTACAACAGGAAGACCCGGAAAAAGAAACTCCTGTTACAGATAATCCAGAAAAAGCTGTTGAAAATAACCCTGCCATTGAACCAGCGGTTACAGCCGACTATACAGAGGATATACAAGCTCTGCTTTTGGCTGTTAAGGATGTGAATAAGCATCTCGAGAAGGTAGAGATCTATCAGCAGAATATGCAGAATATCCAGATTCCTATTATGGGCTGTGTAGCTCTTATATTCGGCGGAATCCTGGCTCTTATATGCAGTAACTATATTAAGCATTAAGGAGGTAAGACCTATGGAAAAAGTAGTACATACAGCAGAGGTTTTATCCTCTGCCGCAGAAGTCCTCCCGTTAGGGGAGATCGCAAAACTTATGATTTCATTTATCCCTGTTGGCTTTGTCTTAGGCTTCATCTGCCTGTTATTGGGGCTTTGCATTTCCGGGATAATGAAAATATTTAAAAGGGTATAACCCGGAAAGGAGAAATTATGGAAGCTATTACAACCGCATTAACGACCCAAATGACAGAGATCGGCACATCCCTTACCAGTCTTGTGACAAGCACCCTGCCGATTGCCTTACCTCTTATTGGTGGTGTTTTCCTGATTACAAAAGGTATTAGTGTATTTAAGAAAGTCACAAACAAAGCTTGACAGATTGGGATGCAAAATCCCGGTGGAGGGGGAAGCTTCCCCCTCTAATTTTTTAACTTTTTTTATGAAAATGTACCTCAAATCAGTTGTGCTGCGGAGCTGGATGCGTCCCGATCGGGAATGCTGTTGAGATACAAGAAAGGAAGGTGTGATGTGAAGAAAAGAAAATCAAGAATCTGGAAGAACCGGAAAAGGATAATATGCATCCTGCTCTGCTGTAACACTCTTCTGTCATCAATGTTTTATGCTTATGAAAATGCAGAAGATGTCCAGGCTTTTTTTATTGCTGATGATGCCGTCTATCTGGCAATTGCTCTTATGGCAGCTTGTGGAACCGGCTATATAGGATATGAGTGGTATAATTCGGGGGCTGCTGATGATTTTGCAGACCAGCTTGCACAGGTTGGAAGATATATCCAGGCAGGGTATGACAATATTGTGAAACAGGCGGCTGGTTCTTCCGGTCAAGATCCAGATGATTTTGACCCGGATAATGATGACCCTGAAAAGAAATTTGCAACCTTTGAGAAATTGAAGTTATGGTTTAAAGCACATCCAAATGCAACTGTTGCACTTGAAGCAGGTGGGGCTTTGGCTACTGTTATTGGTTCTCTTGCTATTGAAGTCTGTCAGTGGCAAAAAAATGGTAAATATAAACCGGAAGATGTTACATTGCCTGATGGTTTGATAAGTGATATTAATGCCAATGTATCTGATTATCCATATTGGAATATCAATTATATTTATAATAATGGACATCCATGGTATCAAATACGGATGTATAGGGATTATCCTTTAGTTTATAAAACTGGCGAATATGTTGCTTTTGATTCTCTTACATTTCCTATGTATAAGCGTTCTTGGTCTATAAATTCTGATGGAAGTAAATCAAATGTAGTGGATGGTGAGTATTCTAATGGGGAACGTTTTAATCCTGGTACTCTTATACATAATATGTATGTGTACGATAGTTATGAGGAAGCGAAAAGGGCACAGCATAATGGTATTGTATATCCAGGCATAATAAATCCTAAAACACTACCGTTGTCTACTGATATAGAGGATTGGATCAAAAAAAATCCAGATAAAAATGCATTAGATTCTCCATTGTATGACAATATTCGTCTTCCATCTGGGGACGAAATGGACGAATTGTTGCGCCGTATACAGGAAATCAATACCGCTGATAACCCTGAAATAGACCCAGAGCATGAGAATAAAGCATTGATTGAGGAATTGATAGAAACTCTTACAAATCCAAATCAAAATCCTGATCCGGATCCTGACCCAAATCCTGATCCGAATCCTGACCCAAATCCTGACCCAAACCCTGATCCTGACCCAAATCCGAATCCTGACCCTGACCCGAATCCTGACCCGAATCCTGATCCAAATCCGAACCCTGACCCTGACCCTGATCCTGACCCAAATCCGAATCCCGGTGGTGAGGGGGAAATCGGTGATTATACGGCTGACTTGACAGAGATATTCCCCTTTTGTATCCCTTTTGATTTAATCAAGGCTTTCAAGGTTTTGTCTGCTAAAGCCGAAGCTCCGGTCTTTAAACTGCCATTTAAACTGGATTATGGTCCGGTCCATATTGATGAAAAATGGGAACTTGATATGTCAGATTTTGAATCTGTGGTACAAATTTTAAGAGTCATTGAAACATTGGGCTTTATCGTTTCTCTTATCCTTGTCACAAGAAATTTAATTAAGGGGTGATCTTATGGAGATTGTTACCAAATTTTTGGATGCCGTTTTATCTTTGTTACCCAGGAGTCCATTTGTTGCATTTATTGACGCAATGGAAAATCTACCTTTTTTGTCTGCCTTAAATTATTTTATTCCAATATCAACCTTTATAAGTATTGGTGAAGCCTGGCTGGTGTCCGTAGGGGTATTTTATCTTTACAGCATCCTGCTCCGGTGGATACGGGCAATATCATAACATCATAATGTGATTCAAAACTTCTTCTGCAGCCAGGGTATCTGCAGAAAAAATGAGATACAGAAAGGAGCGGTAATATGATAATCTTTTATTCCGGTACCCCCGGCTCCGGGAAGTCCCTGCATGTTGCCAGTAACCTGTATTGGTGGATCAGGGCAGGCAGACCCGCGATCGGGAATTTTGACATCAATCTGGACCGGATTAAGACACGTAATAACAAAAGGTATACATATCTGCGCAATAATGAGATAACGCCTGATTATCTCATGCGTTTTGCCCAGGATTATATCAAGGAGACAGGCAAAGTCCGGGAAGACAGTATCCTGCTTGTCCTCGACGAATGCCAGCTTATGTTCAACGCCCGTGACTGGTGCCAGCGCGGCCGTAATGATTGGCTACAGTTTTTCACACTGCACCGTCATCTTGGGTATCGGATAATATTGATCGCTCAATTTGATCGGATGATAGATAGGCAAGTCCGGAGCTTGATCGAGTATGAGTATATACACCGAAAAGTCAGCAACTTTGGCTTAAAGGGAAAGATCATCTCCATGCTTGCATTCGGAAATCTTTTTGTCTCGGTAAAAATCTGGTATCCAATGAAGGAGAAAGTGGACAGTGAGTTCTTCCGGGCGAAAAAACTCTATTACAGGTTGTACGACACCTATGTGCTGTTTGACCGCCAGGACGCCCGCCCGACTGAGGAAGGGGGCACGGGGGCCCCGCCGAAGGCGGACGGGCATCCTGCCGCAACCAGCCCAGAAGTGCCGGAAAAAGCCTGACCACGAGCTTGTACTACGTGGTCTGAAAATACATATGAATTACACAATGAAACCCGCGTGGTTGACAGGAAAACAGGGGGAAAACCCGTTTGGCCAAATGGCCTTTCGGCCAAAAACTGAAAAAGGACTGTTTTGAGATACAAAATGGAAAATGAGGTGAAAATTTGGTTGATAAGAGAGACTTTAAAACTTGCCAGATAATGGCTGAAATGTCTGAACAAGATTCAAATTATTGGTTTGATTATAAAAAAAGTAAGTTCCTACATCAGATTGATACTTTTTACTATTCCGTGAAATTTAATAATGATTTTACGGAAGAAACCCGTGATGATCAAGTTATCCGGCTTCGGCATTATTTTGAATTAAAGCGAAAAGAATTGTTTGAAGTATACGGAAACGTGGTGCCGATATACATAAAGGATTTGGGCAATTTAAATCTGGTTCCGATAACATTCAGCGGATTTTATAACATCTGTCTGGAAAAGCCGGAAGAATTTAATATTTTTATTGCTCCCCGGGTCCCCCGTAGTCAAGAGGGGGCATCCGTTACCAGTGAGATTATTGTACAGATACGATCGTATATGCTCTGGATGTATGGAGTTCATAATGCATTTGAGCGATCACTTGCCTATGTAAAAGGTATTGCAGATTTTTTTCATTTGGATATAGATTTTGTCCAGGAAAATCGTGCTGATTATTGTTGGCACTCGAATTACTTGGCAAATCCAGAAAAGTTCTTTAGTATTGAGAATTTTTACAAGATGCGCGTTGATCGGTATAAGGGTGCTCATTTCAATACGGAAAAAGTCGGTTCTGAAGATTACCTGATTGATTATGTGGCCCTTGGTAAGCGCGGGCAGAAATGCTTTGTCAGGATCTACTTAAAGAGTAAGGAAGTTGTAGAAATGGGATATAAGCCGTTTTTCTTCAAAGTCTGGCTATTTCACGGACTTATTAACCGTTACGATTTTTATTGCTATGAGGAGTGCTTTAAGCGTGGCTCCTGGGGCTATTTGGATATAGCTCGAATAAAATATTATGCGGAATATGGACAAGATGAATCTTTGTGCCGTAGGGCAAAGCAAATTGTCCTGGACAATGAGAGTCAGTTACATGTGACGGATGATATTAGGCGGTTTGCTAATATGCTTACCCCAAAAATCAATCTGATTGTCAACGTTGAGTTCCAGACTATGCGAAAAGCGTCTAAAAATTATCCCTTAATACCATTTAAGGATAATAGTGATAAGGGGTGCTGCCAGCGTATCTATGATTACTTGGACAACCATTATATGATTGCAAATTACCTTACCAGTAATATCCTCCGGTTGGTAGAGACTACGGGTGATAGTAACAAGTCCAGGCGGCCTGATTGTGGTTTTTGGCGTGCGCTCCGTAACACCAAGATGGTGGATGCCCTGGTCCCGAAGGTGCAATTACCATTTATAAGGCAATATAATCGTAATCTCTCTGCTGATGTCATGAAGCGGCAGTTAATCAACAAAGCGGTCATGTTATCTTTTTACAACAAGGGAATTAACGAGGATAGTCCGGCAAGAGATGCCATGGAAGCTGTATTAACCTTAAATGATAATGATGTAAAACAGGCTATGAGATATAAACAAAAAAAATCCAGACAGCTATCTGGTCAGGAACTGTCTGGATTAAGAGATAACTACTCTAGTCTTGATGTAACAATTGTTGATAATGCAACAGGTGTTGTCTATGGTTATGATAGCATGGATGACCTGCTTTTACAAGGGGGCGATTAGATGGATATTGAAAAATATTATAATGAATGCTGTCGAATGGCAACCCTTAAAAAACAGGATGAAAATATCAAAAAAGTATATGCTGATGTTAATTTCCAGCGTTTAATTGACAGGGTTGAAGATTATTTATTGCATCAACGATATCTGGATGCTGGGGATTATATTTTTAATAATGTAACTCAAAACGATTGTGCTACGGAGGCAGCTCCAGTCCGATCGGCGAATTAAGTGAGATACAAATGGAGGTTAGATATGCTGGAAAAAATTTATAATTATTTCTTCTTTGATAAAGAGTTTCATACGTTTATGACTTATGAATTTATTTTTCTTACTCTTACTTTTGGTGTATTGAATTATGATACTGATTATCTTTTTGGTATCTATTTTCTTATTTTGTTTTTCGTTTATAACCGGGAAAGACTTGCGGAAGAGGACAATGAACGTTTTGATAAGTATTTTCTCGATACATACAAATGGTTAATATGAGGTGATATTATGATAACAATTTTAGTAGCTTACAATTTATTCATTGCAGACAGGGAAACCTTTTGTTCTGCAAAGACAATTCAATATTATGCAAAGAATTTAGGATTTTTTCTTGACTTTTTGTATACTGAGGTTCCCGGCTGTACGTCTGGAAGTGATATAGCTGTTTTGCCTGATAAGATAATGGCTGATTATATCCGTATGTTACGACACAAGCCCAGATTTTCCAGACATCCTTTTGCTGTGCCGTCTGATGTATGTATTAAAAATACTACGATACGCACCTATTGTCGTGCGGTTAAAGCCTTTCTCAATTTCTGCAATGCGGAATTTAATTTAAATTTTAAAACAAACGTGAAGATGCCAAAAGATGATAGTGAGGAAAAAGTTCCTCTGTATCAGGATGAGGTTATGGCTATTGATAAACTTTTCAGTTTGAAAACCGAAACCGGATTGAGAAATTATTGTATCGTACATCTTATGCTTGATGCTGGGTTTCGGGCGGAAGAGGTCGAATCGCTTCGGCTTTGTGACATATACTTTGATAAGAATATTGTAAAGATAATTAATACAAAGGGTGAAAAGTCCAGGGTCGTGCTCCTTTGTCCAAAACTTAAGAAAGCTCTTTATACTTATGTAATGTTATACCGGGGATTTACGGATAATCTGGATGATAAGCAATATACTTTACAGCCAGCGTTCGCTCGGATTCGTGGCGAAGGGTATATAAACTATAATTGCATCAAGCAGCTCTTTGCCCGGATCAAACGTAAAACTGGTATAGCTCGTCTTACTCCTCACCTGCTCCGGCACACTTTTGCTACCAGTTATGTTATGGGAGGTGGAAACCTCGAAAATCTAAGATTGTTTTTGGGCCATTATGATTATACAGTAACCAGAACGTATCTTCATTTGGCGAACACCTATAAAATGATGGGTGCCAGTATTTATCAATTGGATGGAATTTTTTTCAGAACTGGATATTGAAAGAATTGCCCGGCTCCATGCCGGGCATTTTAAATGTATCTCAAAACAGTTGTGCTGCAGCTCCCGATCGGGCCGGACCGGAAGAACATTTGAGATACAAATTCCGGATTTTTTAGGCCAGTAGATTATCAGTATTATTGCGATCGCAAAAGAAAAGCACCGTCCCCGCAGCTCCAACTCTGCAAAAACAGTGCTTTTTAGT